TTGTAAAGATTGTCTTTGCCAATATATAGATAATAGAAAGCCTAGTACTTTTTTATGAATTTTAGAAAAATTTGATGTACCTTATATCGAAAAAAAATGAATGCAAATTACTAATGATCGTTATAAAAAGAATCCAGGAAAATTTGGGCCAAAGTCAGTAATTGGAACCTATTTGCGGACAATGAATATGACCCAATATAAAGATTTACATTATTCTGATTCAGAACAATTATCTCAAAATGCGGCTACTGCTCCAATAGCAGAAGTTCAAATAGATGAAGATTATGAAAATAAACTAAAAGAACAATTAGCCGCAGGAGAAATTACTCAAGAGCAATATAATACTTTAACTAAGACAAATAGAGTTCAATATGAAAATGGAGCTCGACTAGGCGATTTAAATGAAAATGGTATATTAGTTGGACTTCAAGATTTACCTCTTGCGGCCGAGCTCGATACACCGCAAGAGCAGACGCCGCAATATCAAGTACCTGAAAATTATTGAACAGATCAATTAGATGATTCTGATATAGATTATCTTATGTTAAAATGAGGTACGGTCTATACCCCGCAAGAATGAATCACAATGGAAACAATGTATAATAAATATTCTCAAGAATATGATTTAAACATTGACCGTGAAGAAGTTCTTAAAAAAATGTGTAAAACTTCTCTTAAAATGGATGAAGCCTTAGATGCGGGTGATGTAACAGGTTATAAAAATTTAGCTGCGGTCTTTGATCAACTTCGTAAATCAGGTAAATTTACTGAAGCACAAAATAAAGAAGATAGACAACAAGTTCTTTCTTCTATTGGAGAATTGGTAGCCCTTTGTGAAAAAGAAGGTGGAATTATTCATAATCTCCCAGAATTTGATCCTGATCAATATCCGCAAGATAAAATTGATTTTACATTGCGGGATCTTAAATCTTACACTTACTCATTAGTAACTAATGAGTTAGGACTTGGAGATTTAATTGAGTCTTATGTAGAAAAACTTGAACAAGCTGAAAATGATTCTGTTGATATTAATGCGGGGCTTGTGACTTCTGCAGAAGAAGAATCTAATAATGAATTAACAGATGAAGAAGCAGAAGAATGACAAGGTTTCCTTGAAAATGAAATCGAAGCTGAAGCTGAAATGTTAGAGCAGCTATTAGCAGGTGATGCATAATGGCTTTAAAACAAATATTGCGGGCGTCCAGTAAAAGAATGGATTTAGATGATGAAGCAATTAAAGAAGAAATTGTGGGTCATTTAGATGAATATCGAACATTGATTGCTTATTGAAGAATATACCCTGATAAATTAGTTGATTATTATCTTTCTCTTGGAAATCCTTATAATTTTAAATTTTTCTTTTATCAAAGGTTATTTTTGCGGGCTTTGTTTCGACATAAATATGTTTATGCTACCTTTGTACGTGCTTGGTCAAAATCATTTATGTCAGTCATGGCATTGATGTTAAAGGCTATTCTTTATCCTAATGCAAAATTATTTACAGTAGCAGGTGGTAAGAATCAGTCTGCGGAGATTCTTTCTAGTAAAGTTAATGAAATATGTAAATTAATTCCTGCTATGGAAAGAGAAATTATTTGAGATACCCGTGGTACTCGAGCTCGTACAGCACAAACAAAAGATACTGTTATTTACACTTTTAAAAATGGGTCTACATTAGAAAACGTTGCGGCGAGTGAAAAAACTCGTGGTAGGCGTTTTCAATCAGGTTTAATGGAAGAATGTGTTGGTATTGATCAAGATATTCTTAACGAAGTTATTATTCCGACTCTTAACGTAGACCGTATGGTTCAAGGTGAAACTGATCCAGATGAACGATTAAATAAATCTCAAATTTATGTAACTACTGCTGGGTATAAGAATACTTTTAGTTATGAAAAACTAATTCAAATTTTATGTCAATCAGTAGCTCGTCCAAAAGATGCAATAGTTCTTGGAGGATCTTGAAGAGTTCCAGTTGTAGAAGGACTTTTAAATAAAAACTTTGTGCGGGACTTGCGCATGGATGGTACATTTAATGAGGATTCTTTTGAACGAGAGTATGAAAGTAAATGAACTGGTGATGTTGAATCAGCTTTCTTTAATTCAGAACGATTTGATAAACAACGTAAAATTCATATGCCTGAATGAAAATATAGCAATAGAACTTCTAAAGAAGGATATTATTTAATGGGAGTAGACGTTGGTCGCTTTGGCTGTAGTACAGAAGTGGTAATTATTAAAGTTACTCCTGCGGCAGGCGATATTCCTCGCAAACGAGTAGTAAATATATATTCTTATGAAGAAGAACATTTTGGTATGCAAGCTTTAAAACTAAAAAGATTATTTCAACAATATCATTGCAAAGTTGCGGTTGTAGACGGCAATGGCCTTGGTGCGGGACTTGTAGATATGTTAACGATGGATACTACTGACCCTGATACAGGTGAAATACTTTATAATTGAGGCGTTATGAACGACGAAGATAATAAATATAAAAACATGAAAACAGAAAATACAATTGTTGACGCCATGTATATTATGAAAGCTAATCAAGCATTAAACTCTGAAATGTATGCATATTGTCAGACAGAAATAAATTCAAGTAGAGTAAATTTCTTGATTGATGAAGCTACAGCTAAAAATAAGTTAATGGCACAGTCTCAAGGTCAGAAAATGAGTCAAGCAAAGCGTGCGGAATATTTAATGCCTTTTGTTCAAACTTCTATTTTACGAGATCAAATGTTAAATTTAATTCAAGAAAATGAAGGCGCTCATATTATTTTAAAACAATCTTCAAGAAAAATTAAAAAAGACAAATTTTCTGCTTTAATTTATGGCTTGTATTATTGTAAATTACAAGAAGATAGAACTAAGAAAAAGAAAAAAAGAAATATTAAAGATTTTATGTTTTTTAATTAAAAATTTTGGGGCAAAATTTTATAACCTTGTATATCATAAAATTATATACAATGAGCAAGTAAGTTAAAAGAAAAAGGAGTACTATATGATGAGTTCAAATATGGAAGTTAAAATACATAATATTTTAACTGATTATGGTATTCCTTTTGAAGAAGAATATGAATTTGATGATTTAATTGCTTCAAGTGGTAGACATTTAAGATTTGATTTTGCCGTATTTACAGAGGATGGAGAGCTAGACTTTTTGATTGAAGCTCAGGGAAAACAACATTATACCGCAGTAGGTAAGTTTGGTGGGAAACAAGGTGTTGGACGGCAAAAATATAACGATGTACAAAAAAGAAAATACTGCTTAAAAAATAATATAAAACTAATTTGTATTCCTTATTATGATGAAAGTAAAATTAGTTATGATTATATTATGCGGGCAGCCGGATATTAAGGAGGTCGCAATATATGAGCGATGAAAAAGATTTTAGTTTAATCGCCAATTCTAATAATACATCGCGTCCTTCTAAAGATTTCAATAAAATGAGAATTGATGGAGAAATTTTCCGTGATGATGTTACTATAGATACTAGTAAATTTGAGAAACGTCGAAATCGAAGAACTAAAAAACATGATATTGAAAGAGCTTTAGAGCGTAGAGATATAAAAGAACTTAGGGCTATCTCTAATTATTATTTTATTAAAAGTGGTATTTATTCTCGTCTATGTCGTTACATGGCATATCTTTATAGATATGATTGAATGATTACTCCAATTAGATATGATGATAAAATAAAGGATGAAAAAGTTATTGAAGGATGATTAAAAGCCGTTGCATTTTTAGATAACTGCAACTTAAAGAAAAATTTTGGTGAAATTGCTTTAAAAGTAATTCGCAATGGTTGCTACTATGGTTATAAAATGATGCAAAAAGATAAATGTTTTCTTCAAGAACTTCCTGTTGACTATTGCCGCAGTCGATATCGTTTTAATAACCAGCCTATCGTAGAATTTAATGTAAGATTCTTTGACGATAAGTTTAAAGATACTGATCATAAAATTAAAGTATTAAAAATGTTTCCTAAAGAATTCCAACAAGGATATGTTAAATATAAACATAATACTTTAAAAAAGGATTTTAGCGGAGACGATGCAGGCTGAATTGCTTTAGAAGCAGGAATGGCTATTAAATTTAATTTAAATAATAGTGATATTCCTTTATTTATTTCTATTATTCCTAAACTCTTGGATCTAGAAGATGCTCAAGACCTAGATAAGAAAAAAATGGAACAGCAATTATTACGTCTTATTATCCAAGAGATGCCTATAGATAAAAATGGAGATTTAGTCTTCGATGTAGATGAAGCCAGAGAGCTTCATAAAAATGCAGTTTCAATGTTAGGTGATGCAGTTGGTATCAATGTTCTAACTACATTCGCAGATGTTGCAGTAGAAGATTTATCTGATAAATCTAATATGTCTGCGGCAGACCAGTTAGACAAGGTTGAAAGAACTGTATATAATGAAGCTGGCGTTAGTCAAATGCAATTTAATACCACTGGTAATCTTGCACTTGAAAAATCTATTTTAAACGATGAAGCAACTATGACAAACTTGCTTCTTCAATTTGAAGAATATGCTGAAAGTTTGCTTGTAGTATTTAATAAAAATCCTAAGCGATTAAAATATCAAGTTCAAATGCTTCCTACAACTATTTATAATTATAGAGATCTTTCCAAGCTTTATAAAGAGCAAACTCAAATTGGCTTTTCTAAGTTATTACCTCAAATTGCTCTTGGAGAATCTCCTAGTACCGTGCTCGCGACTGCGGTCTTCGAGAATCAGATGATGAAGCTTGATGAGATATTTACTCCTCCGCAAATGTCTTCTACTGTAAGCAAAACTCAACAGTCTGGTGGCGGGAACAGTAATAAGACAGGTAATGAACCATCTGCGGGTGAGGAAGGTGGCCGTCCAGAGCTGCCGCAGGATGAAAAATCCGATAAAACTATTGCAAATGAAGAATCACAGGGTTAATAGAGGGGAGGTAGAATGGCATTAAAAAATGTATCTGAAATAGATATGATTCAAGGTCCTGAGTTTATCAACTTACAACCCCTTGATGTTAACCCTTTAATGCAACAGTGTGAGATTAAAGTCTTTTATTTAGGCCATAACCGTAATGGTTCCTATATTGACAAAGAAACTGCATTAGATATGGCAAAAACTTTGCGAGGAACACCTATAGTTGCGGCTTATAATAAAGATAAAGAAGACTTTGGTGATCATGGTCATATAATGCATATTGAAGATGGAGAAGTTACTTTCTCTGTCAAAACAATTCCATATGGTTTTGTTTCTCCTGATGCAGAAGTTTGATTCCAAAATTTCATGGATACAGATGAATTTGGCAATCAAGTTGAAAGAACTTATTTAATGACAACGGGTTATCTCTGGACAGGTCAGTTTGAAGAACTTACAAAGGTTATTAATGAAGGACAGCCGCAATCAATGGAGTTAGATTCTGACTCACTTCAAGGACATTGGGCGACTGACAATAATCTTGGTATTGATTTCTTCATTATTACTGACGCAACTTTTAGTAAGTTGTGTATTCTTGGGGATAATGTTGAGCCCTGCTATGAGGGAGCTTCTGTAACATCTCCAGAAGTTAGTCGGAATTTTACTCACAGTCAAGAATTCCAACAAACTTTATTTACAATGATGAAAGACTTACAAGCAGCTCTTGGTAGCAAAGGAGGGTTGAACATGTCTGAAAATGAAAATCTTAATGAATCCACTGAATTTGTTGAAGATGCTACTCTAACAGAGACTCCTGAAGAGACTCTTGAAGAGCCCGCGACTGAGACAGAGGAAGTTGAGGATACCGAGACAACTGATGAAGTTGTTGAGGAAACAGCTGAAGTTGAGGAAACTGTAGTTGAAGACGAATTCGTAGCAGATGAAAACAAGGCTGAATCTGTGGAAGAAGTTGAAAATGTATTTACTCATACAGAAGAAGAATTCGCCGCACTAAACGAAGAATTAGAGTCTCTTCGCGCAGAGATTGTAGAACTTCGTAATTTTAAACTAGAAGTTGAAAATCAACAGAAAGATGCTTTAATTGCTTCTTATCACATGTTATCTGATGAAGATAAAGCAGATGTTATCGCACACAAGTCAGAATATACCATGGAAGAGATTAAAGCTAAATTAGCTGTTATTTATGTAGACAAAAATGTTAATTTCGACATGATTGATGGTCAAGAAGAGGTTGCCGAAGAGGTAGCTCCTGTAATGACTTTCTCTCTTGACGAAGAGGCATCTGAAGGCGTTCCTGCTTTCATTGAAGCACTTCGTCATACAAGCAAATAATTTAGAAGGAGGAATGTAATGGCTATTACATTTAAACGAGAAGGTTATGGCCAAGTTGAGCCTAATCACCTTTCTGCTCCTCGTGATGGTCGCGTCTATGCGCAGCTTCCTGCCAATGAGGATATTGAAATCCTTGAGAATGGCATGTTTGTAAAGTATGACTACGCCGCAGGCGAAGTTAACTTTACTGGCGCAGGTGCTTGGATGCTAGTTTATAACGAGGAAAAACTTTATGATGAGCGTCATCAGATGCAC